CGGCTCCTGCGCCGATTCCTGCCGTTCGAGCGGCGAACCGTCGTGCTCTTTTTGGATGACTGGATTGCCGAGCGCGGCGGCGTCGTTTTCAGCCTGAGTCGGTGTCGGTCGATAGCTTGACATTTTCAAGCTCTCCTTTATGTTTTGCGACGCTGCCAGCGTTACTGGTCAAAACGAAAGCAGGCAGACGGGGAGGCCCCGGCTTGCGGCCGGGGCCTCTTCTTCGATCAAGGAATTGTCACGCTCCACGTGACGTTTTGAATCCACGCGACCGTGCCAGCACGTCGATTCAGCCAGTTGAGCGGCATGATCATCCGGAGGGCCAGGCTGTCAGTTTGCCAGAGCGACTTCTGCGGCGTGGCGACAACACCGGGCGAACCACTCACCAAATCCGCAGGTGACGTATCTTCAAAGTGAAGGGTGGCCTGATCGCTCACCTCCATCCGCGGACCGTCACCACCGACGGAAACGAAGTCGGCAGCGTCGACGAGGATCATCGTCTTCGCCGGCACCGTCGTCGAATCGATGACCGGGATGTTGACCACGCGCCCGCCCGCCAGCTCGGCCTTGAAGGGGAAGATCCCCGCTTCGTGCAGAAACGAAGCCGCCAAGATGTCTGTCGGGTTCAGCAGCAAGACAGGTGTACGGACGTTGCCATACAGATTCTTGACGAGCGTGCCGACGAGCAGCGAGATGTCACCGATGAACGCGTTGATGCCGCCAGCGGCTGTCGCCGTGATGGCGGAGACGCCACTGAGCAGGCCAGCCGGCCGCACCGCAGTTGCTGCGTTGGAATCGAGCAGCACGGTGTCGATCGCAACCGACGTATCCTGCTGGATCGCCTCGCGCAGAACACCCTCGATCGCAGGGATCGAGTGATCCGCCATCTCGCGAGTCCAGCTCGTGATCACGGCGAGCTTTTTCGGCACCAGGGTCTGAGTAGTGAATGCGCCCTGGCGGACCGGGATTGCCTGCCCCTCACCAACGAATGAGCCGGCGATGGTCGGCGTTCGACTGCGGGTCGGGATGATGATCTTGCCCGCACGACCGAAGTTCAACGTGAGGCCCTTGGCCGAAAGGCGAGTGAAAATCGCCTGTGGCATCAGCAATTCCATGAGCCCTTCGTATCGCTGCTGGACGAGTTCGGCAGCCCAACCGACGACAGTGGTCATTGCCGGTGCGGACGCCGCGCGCGTGATCAGTTCGAGCGCGAGCTTGGTCTCGGCATCGTCGCCATAAATGCGATGCCGCACCTCGTCGAGCGAACGGTTCTGCACCTTCGCCTGATAGACGCAGACGCCAGAGCGAACGAGGTATTCGATCGGGTCGAGTTCCTTTTTGCGGTTGACGATGACCGCGGCCGAGCCCGGAGTCTTGCCGCCGCCGCCGCCGTCGCCAGCCGTGAATGCGCCCGGCAACGAGAGCGCACGGCTATGGCCGCTGTCGCCGCCGCCATTCGCCGTCGAATGACCGAGGCTCTTCTCCGACTCGACGTAAGCGTCGCGCAGGCTGCGCAGCCGAGCGAGATCGCTGTTGAGCGTCCGAGTGGTCTCGATATCGGCGTCGCTTACGTTGTCATTGTCCATCTTCGCGAGATGGGCTTCGAGTTCGTCCTGCTTGGCGACGATCTGCGTCTCCAAGTCCTGAATCTTCTGAGCAAGCATAGGCATTGCTCGTCTCCTCTGATTGCCGTTGTGGTTGGCGAGCTTGCCGGTGGGGCCGCCGTTCGGCGCTCTTGGTCCCGTGATGCCTGACTTGGCGAGGACTAGTTCGCGCGTAGTTGCGGAAATCTTGAGCTGCTTCATGACCGAAAGAGCGTTCGGATTGGCCGGAACAGAAACGAGCGAGCATTCGACCAATTCGGCACGATTGAAGCGGAAGCCGTTGAAATGGCCGTCGGCGCTCTTGATCGGTTCATGTTCGAGCGCGCGGAAGCCAACCGAGACGGCGCGCAGAATGCCGTGCTCGACGAGTGCTCTGATCTCGTCGATGCGCGGGCTGATGCCCTTGGGCGCGAGTTCGAGATGGCCGCGCAGCTCCTTGCCGTCCTTAGAGATGCCGACGTTCTTCCATCGACCAATCACCGCGTCGGGCGAGTGGTTAAAAAGCGCGACCGGATTTCGGTTGAAATGCTTTACGTCCCAGCCGTTGGCGACGATGACATCGCCGAGCCGATCTGTGCTCTCATCGGAGAGGATAAATTCGAAGCCAGTGCTATCGCTCACATGCGCTTTGTGCACGACACGGTCGGGATCAAGACGGCGCTCTTCCCACGCGAGCTGGCATTCTTCTTCGTCACCGCCTTCATCCTGGCAGCGCTGCATAAAGGTTTCGTGATCTTCATCGTCTCCCGGCGTGCAATCCTTGGTGAGCGCCTTCGGCGGCGGTGGTGGTGCTTCGTGCCCGGTCTCGCGCCAGATATTCAAACACGCGGCGACCGCCTGATCTTGCTCACGCTTGCCATCGCCCATCATGTCGCTTACGCATCTCCCCATGAAATCGCTCTGCGATTCACCTTTGTGAGGACGCATAGGCATGGCTCTCTCCCAAGCTCGATTGAAGTCATTGCTCGATTACGACCAGAACACCGGTCAATTTGTCTGGCGTAAAAATGGACGCGGACGCTTCAAGCGCATCGGTGCAATTGCCGGGACAATCCGGAAGGACGGTCATCATCAAATTTGCATCGATGGAATTCTCTATGCGACCGGACCCTTAGCGTTCATGTGGATGATTGGCCGATGGCCAGAGCATCTTGTTGCTCACATCAACGGTAACCAATCTGACGACGCCTGGCATAACTTACGCGAGGCAACTCAATCTCAAATCGGAGCAGGTGAGCGTACACGAAAATCAAAACGATATTCTTCATTGAAGGGCGTTACATACGACAAACAACACGACAAATATCAAGCGATGATCAAGGTCGATTACAAAGCGATCTGGCTCGGTCGTTTCGATACAGCCGAAGAAGCCCATGCCGCCTATTGCATGGCCGCACACAAATATTTCGGCGAATTTGCCAGCTAGAACCGTGCAAAAGCGAGCCAAGAATTTTCAACCTGAAAGATCGGCGGCCAGCCCTCGCTACGTAAAATGTCGAGCGCAGCATCCACCTCGACCGAAGGATTGCCAGCATCATGCCAAATGATAATTCCTGGCGATTGGATTAGAGCGCGCGCGAGTCTCGAATCATGCAGCACTGCATCACGCGAATGATCGCCATCGATAAAAATAGCGCTGCATCCTTCGAGGTCTTGCGGCGTTAACGTCACCGACCCGCCTGGCCGAAGCAAAAGCCAGAACTCGTGATGGTGCGCAGCACGACAACCAGGATGGACCCGCACTTCACTCTGTTGGCATTCGAGTGCTGTTCGGTGCCCATGAGGAACATCAACACCGATATATCTTGTTACCGGAAGATTGTTGATGATGTTGTTAGCTGTTGCTCCGCTATTGCAGCCGAATTCGAGAATTGTCATCGGCTTGGTGCATGCACTGCGCATGAGTGCGATGAGCAAGCTTGTTTCTTGCGCGTTAAGATATTGGCTAAACGGCCCAGCGATCGGCCTCGGATCGATTTCCGACTGAGCGATTTGCGGGATCGTCATGTGATCTGCGCCAGTGCGTCTTCCCAATAGCGCGGGAAGCTCTGTCGGCATATCCGAACGCCGGGATACCAATTCGCGCGCCAGCGCCATGACGCCCAGTAGGAGAGCAGCAGGGTGACATTCGGATGCCCGGTCGCTCCAGCCAAATGCACCGCCGCGGTATCGACGGTGACGATTTCGTCCATGAGGCTCATGAGCGCTGCGCAGTCGGCGAGGTCGTCGAACTCGAAAGTCTTGACGCCAAGCTCGGCTGCTTCGCGCTGTCCCTGCGCCTGCACGCTGTAAAGCTCGACATCATCGCGAGCGAGGTGACCGACGAGCTGCACCAGCGGAATCTCGCGGGGATAATCATTCGGATCAAATTTGCCGACCGACCAGGCGATCCCGATACGCTTGCGCTCCGATGTGCCGATGCGTTCGCGCCAACGCGTGACGAGAGTCTGATAGACCTCGACATAGGCTTCCGGTGCGATGCATTCGGGCGAGAAACGATCGAGCGCGGCGATGAGCCAGAGTAGCGGGCAGAAATAATCCACGCCCTCGAAATCATCGACGATGGGCGCAAACTGACGCGCGATCGAGTGCAGCACCGTCGGGGCAAGGATGGCGACCTTCGCGCCAAGCCCACGCAGCAACGGGACAAAGCGAAGCATCATGAGCGAATCGCCAAGGCCATGATCGGAGACAAGCACGATCCGTTTTCCGGCGATGCCTTCTTTGCCGCGCCAGAGCGCGCAGCCGGCGGCAAGCGCGGCTTTTGTCTGCGGGCGCTGGAATCCCGCAGGATGTAACTCGCAATCGATGAAGGCGTTAATGCCTTCTCGCCAGCGGCCGACATCGAGCAAAATCATCGCCTTGTTGAAGCGAGCACGCAGTGTCGGTGCGATGCTAAGAGCCTCCTCGACTGCGGCGAGCGCTTCCTTCGAACGATTGGAACGCAAGGCGACCACCGCGTCGTCAAAGCGATCGAGATAGCGACCGATATCGACATGATGGCCGTTGACGATCTCGCGTCTGCCAATCGGCTCGCCATCGAAAAAAAGCGTGACCGCATCGGTCGGCGGCTTGATAGGCGCTCCATCCTGACCGTGCACTTGGAGCAGTTCCCCATCGGCGGTCAAAGCACGCCAACCATCGTCGACCGTCTCAATGCCGATGATCGGCTCAAGCTGAGGTACGTCAGATTCGAGAAATGTTTGAATTGGCGCACGCATTATGTTAAAGTACTCCTTTAATTATTCAAACCAATGGAGGTGCTCGTCTATGGGCGGCCGACCACCGTCCTTTGACTTTGGCAAGGTAAGGCCTAGCTCGTCCGAGCGTGGCTGAGCATGGTGTGGCGCGGCAGCGCAAGGCCGGCGAAGCGGGGCTTGGCGGAGCGAGACTTGGCATGGCGAGCCTGGACGAAGCCTGGCAAGGCAAGGCTGGCTAAGCTCGGCAAGGCATGACTGGGCAAGGCTGAGCACGGCACGTCCCGGCTCGGCAAGTCCGGCAGGGCGCTGCTTTGCACCGCACAGCGTAGCGGTGCGGAGCAGGTCGTGGCATCGCTGGGCAAGGCCGGCGCGGCGAAGCCGGGTCTGGCGTAGCGAGTCCTGGCTTGGCTCGGCGGGGCAGAGCTTGGCACAGTGTGCTCGTCCTGGCGAGGCAAGGCCGGCGTGGCCGGACAGGGCGCAGCGAAGCGCAGTACGGCGGTGTCTGGCCGGGCGTGGCGATGCAAGTCCGGCTAGCTTCGACAAGTCCGGCACGGCCAGGCGTGTCACGGCAAAGCTCTGTCTGGCTTGTCCAGGCGTAGCGAGGCTCATCGTGGCGCGCCGTAGCAAGGAATGGGCTCTCGGCGCAAATGCCGAGAGCCATTTCATTATTTCCAACTCGGCGTCAACCAAGCGAGGGCTCTCGCATCGCGCAACGCCCAACAAATTGACCAACGCATTTTCGTTGCAATCGTATCGGTCTGATAAGCCGACTTCGCCACTTGCGCACCGCCTGGATCGGTCGGCGCGGTGTCCATGACGATGGCTGCGGCGCTCGTCGCCTCGATCTGCGCTGTCGGCTCGAATGCGGAGACGAGCGCACTTGCGGCGATGCAAATCAAATCAGCACCGACACCCGATGAGGCATACATGGCGACATTCCGCACCTCGGGCGAGAAGCGCGCCCGCATATTCAGGACACGACCGGGCGAACCGATCAGCACATAAGGACCATCGCCGCCGACCGTACTAACCGCGTTGATCAGGATCGCCACATCTTCGAACACCGCTTCAAACAGGTCGGTCGAAGTGGACGCCGACGAAGCGGAGACGCCAAAACGCAATCCGGCCGGTCTGGCGGCATCGCCCGCGTTACTGTCGAACAGGACTTCATCGAGTGCCCGGCCAGCAGCGCGGATGAGCACCTCGCCGATCGCCGCCTCGGCGTTCGAGCTTTCCGCCAGCTCGCGCGAGATCACGCCGATCGCCGCGAGTTTGCGCGGCGAGAGCAACGCGGCGGTCGAGGGGAGCT